TTAATGCTAAAAAGTTACTAATATGTTCTTAATATACGATGATTTGTGTTCAAATATTGAAATAAAATGTAAATATAATAATATAATTGATAAAATATTTATTTTAAAGTTTATTAATAAAATTAATGATTTATTTATTTGGTTATCAAGAAATAGATATTATAAAATTATTAAATCATCATCAATCTACAAAAGAGTTAATCCTAGTAATAGTAATCGTGCGATTCAATGGGCATCTAGAAACGGACATTTAGAAATTGTTAAATTATTGTTGAAAGATAAACGAGTTGATCCAGGTGATAATAATAATTATGCGATTAAGTGGGCATTTACTAATAAATATTATAAAGTTGTCAAATTATTATTAAAAGATGAACGAGTTGATCCAAATAATAATAATAAAAAATATAATAAATAAAATGGACATTATAAAATTGTAAAATTATTATTAAAAGATAAACGAATCTATCCAAATGATAATTATAATTGTGCAATTAAAGTTGCATCATTTAATGGACATTTTAAAATTGTTAAATTATTGTTAAAAGATGAACGAGTTGATCCAAATAATAATAATAATTTTGCAATCATAAAATCATTTGATAATGAATATTATAAAATTGTGAAATTATTATTGAAAGATAAAAGAATTGATAAAAATAATCAAATTGTAAAAAATATAATAAATAAAATGAAAAATATAAAATATTAAAATTGATTATTTTTTTCAATATTATAAAACATTTATAAATTATTTTTGCTGAAACTTTTTCTTAAAAAGTTTCTTTTTAAAAAGTTAATATGTTCTTAATATACGATGATTTATGTTCAAATATTGAAATAAAATATGAATATGATAATATAAATAATAAAATATTTATTTCAAAGTTCAATAATATAACATTTATTTCAAAATTTATTAATGATATTAATCATTTATTTATTTGGTTATCAAGATATGGATATTATAAAATTGTTAAAATATTATTGAAAAATAAACGAGTTGATCCAAGTACTAATCGTAATCATGCAATCCAAGTTGCATCATGTAATGGATATTATAAAATTGTTAAATTATTGTTAAAAGATAAACGAGTTGATCCAAGTGATGACAATAATTTAGCAATTCAATGGGTATCTGAAAATGGATATTATAAAATTGTAAAATTGTTATTAAAAGATAAACGAATCTATCCAAATGATAATTATAATTGTGCAATTAAAGTTGCATCATTTAATGGACATTTTAAAATTGTTAAATTATTGTTAAAAGATAAACGAGTTGATCCAAGTGATGATAATAATTTTGCGATTAAAGAATCTTTTAAATATAGATATTATAAAGTTGTTAAATTGTTATTAAAAGATAAAAGAATTGATAAAAATGATCAAACTATTAAAGATATAATAAATAAATTGAAAAATATATAATAAAATTGATTATTTATTTCAATATAAAATATAATATTTTTGATATAATAAATAAATTTTTATATAGTTAGTATTTTATTTTTTTAAAACTTTTTTTCAAAATAGTGAATAAAATAAAATCGTTATAGAATTTTTTTAAAGTTGATATAAATAAAGTTGATTAAATTATTTTGATTTTTAAAATAGGTTTAATTCGGCTAAAGAAGTTGAATTAGTTGATAAAAGGTTTGTTTTTAATTGTTTTTGTTGTAACTTTTTCTTAAAAAGTTACTTCTATGTTCTTAATATATGATGATTTATGTTCAAATATTGAAATAAAATATAAATATGGTGATATATTTGATGAAACATTTATTTCAAAATTTATTAATAAAATGTTTATTTCAAAATTTATTAATAATAAAAATTATCTATTTATTCGGTTATCCAGATATGGGTATGATAAAATTGTAAAATTATTATTGAAACATAAACAGGTCGATCCAAGTTATAATTATAATCATGCAATTAAATGTGCTACTTCATTCGGTCATTATAATATTGTTAAATTATTATTGAAAGATAAACGAGTTGATCCAAGTGATCGTGATAATTCTGCAATTAGATGGGCATCTGAAAAAGGTCATTTAGAAGTTGTAAAATTATTATTAAAAGATAAAAGAGTTGATCCGAGTGATGAAAATAATTATGCAATTAGATGGGCTGCTAGTCGTGGATATTTTAAAATTGTTAAAATATTGTTAAAGGATGAACGAGTTGATCCAAGTGATGAAAATAATTATGCAATTAGATGGGCTGCTAGTCGTGGATATTTTAAAATTATTAAAATATTGTTAAAGGATGAACGAGTTGATCCAAGTGATCAAAATAATGATGCAATTCAATGGGCATCTAATAATGGATATTATAAAATTGTTAAATTATTATTGAAAGATAAAAGAGTCAATCCAAGTGTTCATAATAATTTTGTAATTAAAACGGCATCTGAAAACGGATGTTATAAAGTTGTTAAATTATTATTAAAAGATAAAAGAATCGATAAAAATGATCAAATTATAAAAGATATAATAAATAAAATGAAAAATATTTAATAATAAAGTTGATTATTTTTTTTCAATATAATAAAAACTTTTCTTAAAACATTTTTTGCTGAAACTTTTTTCTAAAAAGTTTCTATGTTCTTAATATATGATGATTTATGTTCAAATATTGAAATAAAATGTAAATATGATAATATAATTGATAAAATATTTATTTCAAAGTTTATCAATAAAATATTTATTTCAAAATTTATCAATAATATTAATGATTTATTTATTTGGTTATCAAGAAATGGATATTATAAAATTATTAAAATATTGTTAAAGGATGAACGAGTTGATCCAAGTTATGATGATAATTCTGCAATTAGATGGGCATCTTATTATGGACATTATAGAGTTGTCAAATTGTTGTTGAAAGATAAACGAGTTGATCCAAGTTATGATGATAATTTTGCAATTAAATGGGCATCTAGATTTGGATATTATAAAATTGTTAAATTATTATTAAAAGATAAAAGAGTCAATCCAAGTGATTGTGATAATGATGCAATTAGATTGGCATCTAAATTTGGATATTTTAAAATTATTAAAATATTGTTAAAGGATGAACGAGTTGATCCAAGTGATCAAAATAATGATGCAATTAAATGGGCATCTAATAATGGATATTATAAAATTGTTAAATTATTATTAAAAGATAAACGAGTCGATCCAAGTGATAAAAATAATCATATAATTCAATATGCATCTGAAAATGGATATTATAAAATTGTTAAATTATTATTAAAAGATAAAAGAATTGATAAAAGTAATTCTTTAATAAAGAATATAATAAATAAATTAAAAAAAATAAAAATATATTATTAACTTTTGTTGAAAAAATAAAAACATATCAATAACTTTTGTTGAAAAAATAAAAACATATCAACAACTTTTTGTTGAAACTTTTTTCTAAAAAGTTTCTTTAAGATATATTTTATAATTTACTATTATATTTTTTGCAGATGGAAATTTCTTTAATAATTCAGTAATATCAAGATTTTCATCTTTATGAATTAATATATAATTTAAATAATGAGTTGAATATGTCCAATACACATTTGTTACATTATGATAAATATTATTATCTAAATTATTATCATAAATATATAAATTTTTTGCATAAATATATATATTTCTACATGTTTTTTGTCTACCAACATAAGTGTTTATTGATATTAAATTTTTACAATCAACATCCTCTGTATAATCATATTTAAAATATGAATTAAATAAGATAATATCATTTATTTTTTTATTTTTAAAATTTCTTACAAAATTATCATAAAACATTTTAGGACTAATTAATTTAGATTTCATAATTATATTATATTTAAATCTATTTGTATAATCATATAATAAAAATATATTTGAATAATCATTATCAGATTTTAAAATATTTTTTTCAAGTTTTAATTTAAATTTTTCAATCTTTGAAGATAATAAGTTAGATTTTTTAAAATAATCATAGATAGTTTTATTTACGCAAATCCAATTTATTAGATTAGTTGAATTCAAATATTTGATTATTTTTTTATGTATTTTAGAATTTATATACATTTTGAAAAATTAAAAAAATAAATCAATTTTATTTTTATAAATATTTTTCACGATATGACTTTCGTGTAAATTGCAATTCTTTATATAGATTTGTAATAAAACTTTCATAATGTACTTTATATTTAATTTTACCTAATATTGATATAGTTTTCATTTCATTTGGATAAATGTAAGGATATTCTTTTTTAAAATCATTATTTAAATAATTATCTTCAAAATGTTTAAAATTTTTAATTGTTGCTCCTTTTAATAACCATCTAGGTTCATGTATTTCTGCATATTTATCATCCATTATCCGTAATTTATTATTGATTTTAATAAAATTTGCAATAATAGCTCCCAATTGAAAAACATCGATAGTACTTATGACATTTTTTGCATGTTTATCTATAAATTTATTCATTTTTCCAAATTTATATCTAACTTTCTTTTTTATCAAAGCTGCACCAATCCATTGAACCCAATTCATATAATAAATATATTTTTTTGTTCCAATCATATCATTATCTGCCCAATTGTCATAATTGGAAAATGTTTTTTCATAATTAATATTATTTTCATAAATTAATTTTCCTTTTTTATTTTCAGAAACAAATTCTAAATTATTTAATGTTTTAATATCAAAACCATTTGCATAAGTTCTAATTAATTCAAGATATCCCCATAATTGAAGAATATCAAAACATAACATATAATATGATTGTCTTGATATATTTGGTAAACATTTAAATAATTTTTTATGATAATTAATATAAAATTTAAATCTATTATTTTTTCCTACTAAAGCTCTTGCATGATAATATCTTTTTAAAATTTTGATAGAATTAGTATCAGAAATTGTATTTTCAAATATTTCTAATTGAAATAAATTGAAATTAGTATCATCTGAGTCATCATAGAAAACCATTGATAATCTTAATTCATCAAAGTTTAAATTAAATTTTTCATGTATTCTATTTATAATATCAATTAATAATATTATATCAGCTTTATTTGGCGATGATTTAATTCTTGATAATATTTTTGATGAATTATCGTAACCTAAAAAATCAATTTCAAAATTATCAAAATTATATAAAATTTTATTGTTACAGTCTAGATATTTGTCATACTTAAATTTCAAATTATCCATTATGTCATATATTTCAATATAATAACATAAAATTTTTAAAATACATTTATTTTCTTTGAAAATTAAAGTTTCATTTAACAGTTCTCTGTTATTTGAAACATCTATTTTAAAATCTTTTATACACAACTTAATAATTTTATCAATGATATAATTACTCGCCTTCTTTCCAGAAAAAGTAATGTTTTTCGGAATATCATGGATCATTGAAGAAGACATAGCGTTGCTTATTAACAATTAAAAATCAATTTTATTATGAAAAAAATAAATGACATAATTATTAATCTTCTATCCAAAAATCATCATTTATCATTTATCAACTTTTTGCTGAAACTTTTTTCTAAAAAGTTTCTAAGTAACTTTAATATTTTTTATATAATTCCATGGTTTTTTATTCCAATTTTTTAAATAGTATTTACGATATAAACTTATATTAATTCCAGAACAATCATCTATAAATATTTTTTCTTGTAATTCATTTTGTCTTTTAATCATATAGTTGAAAATATATTTAGTTAATTTTTGTTCTTTTGGAATTAATGAATGTAATAAAATATATTTCATTAATAAAATGTAACTACCATTTTTATTTACTTGAGGATAACAATATCCTTTTCCATTATAGATTTTTGCTAAAATAACATTATTTTTATATACAATCAAATAATTATTATTAAATTCAGGATCACTATGTACAAGTTTATATTTTAATTTTTTATTCAATTTTATAATTTTAATAGCAGAATATATATCATTTACAATAAATTCATCATAATCAAATAATCTTATACCAATTGCTAAACTTCCTAATTTAACAAGGATTATTTTTGAAAATAATTTATATATTTTTGGTTTATATTTAACTGTTTTTAATTTTCTAGGTAATTTTATAGATTTTAAATATAGTGGTTGTATTATTTCTAATAATTTCAATATATCTTCTAAATTATCACTTAAGTTATATATTTCTGGAAAACATAATTTATGATAAATATTATGTAATATAATATTTAATCCAACAAAATAACTATCTTGTTTTGTATTATATATTTTATCAAAATCATAAAATAGATTTATAATTTCAAATTTGATATTAGTTTCACCAAATCGTATATTAATTGTATTTTCATTTATTCTTTTTGAAAAAATCCTCATATTTTTATTCCCAGTTTGTAATTTTTTATATAAAAAATCAATAAAATCTTTGGTAAATTTAATAGAATTTTTACTATAAATAGAAATATTAGTTATATTTATTTTTTGATTAAAATTATTAATAGAATTAAATATTATTTTTTCATTTGTTAATTCTAAAAATTCTAAAAATAATTGATTTAATATTTGATTAAATTGAGAATAATAATTTTCTTTATACACTTCTATAAAAGTTATTAATTTATTCATATATATAATGGATAAAAATAATTATAATAGACACGGAGTTAGATTTAAACAACGAAAAAATAAACCTGTTAATGAATATGGGAAAAATGTTGCTGCATCAAATAAAAATGAATTAAATCATGTTACATTTAAAAATGGTATATCATTTAATCAAATTGATAAAGAAACTATAGATTATTTATTATCAGTTATTCCGTCTTCAAGTAAAAACATTGAAAAAGATTTTGATGATGAAGTTGATAATACAATGGAATTATTTGATGAATTGAGTAGAAAAATATATAAACATGATAAACATTTAAATTATTTAAATTTAGCTGATAAAAAAATAAATAAAATAGAAAATACACAACTTGAAATATTAGATCAATTACAATTAATAACTAAACAAGATAAAAATGTTAAAACTATTGATAAAAAAATATTTAATAATAAAAAGATTTGCGATGACAATATCAAAACTATTGATAAAAAATTGAATAAATTATCTAAAAAAATAGATGATAAATTTGTATCTTTTGATGATAATTTATATTATAGTAAAGCATTATCAGAAGAAGTAAGTAAAAAATTAGATTTATTGATAGTTTCTGTAAATAAAACTAAGTCTGAATTGAAAGAAATAAGACAGAGGCAACAAATATTTAAAGTAAATATAACTGAAACAAAAAATCAAAATCAAAAAATATTAAATAACATTGAAAAAAATAATACAAATATTAAAAAAATTAATAATGATTTAGATGATTTTAGTACATTTGCAAAAAATGTTAATACATTTATAACTGAGTCCAAGAAGAATTGAGATATTTAACTTCAACATAAATATCCGAAATAAGTGTTGGAACATTATTAAATAAATTTTTTAATCTTTTTTCAAAATTAGTTAATTTATTTTTTATATTTTTTATTTTATTATCATCAGAATATGTTAATTTTTGTACATGTTGCATTTGCATACATAATTCAATAGATGTAAATAGTGAATTTATATCTAAGTTACAACACGGTATATATAAATATCTATTATGTTCTAAGGTTATTTTTGGTCGACCAACAATATTTGAAGTCAAACTAGCAAATATTCCAAAATTACTATTAGTATATTCCATATCATTGATAAATTTATCTACTTCTTTAGAACTAACTGTAGTTTTATATTTTTTTAATTCAATTAATATAGTAAATCCATTTTTTTCATTTTTAATTTGAATATCACCAGAATGTTGTAGTTTACTAGTATTAATAACGGAGTATTGAGGAAAATATTCTCTTAATTTTTTTTCAATATTATTTTCCGCAAATGCTCCTTTAGTTGAAGAAGATGCATTAATACCAATTAATTTATTACTTTGTTCTTCAAATTTAGAACTTATATCAGATAATTTTTCTAATTTTTCATCAAAGTTTTTATTTTGTTGTTTATAAAAATTATTTGTATCTTCACTAGATTTATTTACGAATTGCAATTTACACATTTCAACAACATTTTTTCCTATTAAGGCATATTGTTCACTATTCATAATTATATAATAACATAATTTCCCTTTAGTTACTTTTTAGGAAAAAGTAACATCAAAAAAATAATAATTTATATATTAATATATTGTTTTTATTATTATATTTTCTTAAAATAATTTTTCATTATTATATTTTCTTAAATTATCTTTTAATGTTATATTTTCTTAAATTATCTTTTTGCTATCACTTTTTCCTAAAAAGTGATGATGCTGAATACACATGCTAAAATAACAATAGTATTCTTTCCTTTAAGTATAATTTTTCTAGTATATCCAATTAATTTATGATCAACTTTGAAATTTAATAAAGGTGATATATTATCTTTTGCTATTTCATCGCCACCATATTGAGTATAATATGTGTTATTTATTGGTTGATAAATAGCACGTTCGCCGGTAAACGTTTTTATAAAACATTTTATTATTCTTTCTGGAATTGTATCTTTAATATTTTCAATAGCATACATTTTTATAACTTCATCTTTCTCTTGTTGTATTGAATTAATATTAATTATCAATTTATCAATATCTCTTTTTAAATTTTTAAATATTGGATATATAAAGTCGTTTTTATCACACCATTGTTTTAATCTTTTATTATATAATTTTTTTTTAATATTTTTTTGTTTTTGTTGAAAATTAGTAAGAAAATATAAATAAATCATATAAAATGCAACAGGATCTCCCCATATGTTTATATATTTTTTATATGATGTGTTTATTGTGAATAGTTTTTGTGGACTTCTATTATATGTCATTAATACAACTATTGGAATAATATATCGTTGAACATTATATAAAAAGCCATATATTATTAAAATTGCAAAATCTATTTCAATTCCTAACTGGGCAACATATTTACCCAATATAGTGATATTATCACCACTTATTAATCCATGATCATATAAGTTTTTCCAATATCCGGCAGATATTTTTGTTGGAATTCTATCGATCATACTTTTGATAAATATTCTTGATAATTTAACAGATTCTGTATAAAATACTAGTTTTAAAAACATAGATCTGAGATCACTTCTATAAATTTCTGGAGATTCATAATCTCGCATTTTGTTATAAAGATCTTTTGAATATAAATGATAACAAACACCACTTCTAACTCTTCCGCTTCGTCCACATCGTTGAATACTATTGGATTTATATATGTATCCAGTTTTAACTACAATTTCTCCAGTAAATTGATTTAAAGTTACAATATTACTTTTTCCCGATTCAATTACATAAACAATTCCTGGAATAGTTATTCCGGTTTCGGCTACGGTTGTTGCGAAAATTAATTTTCTTTGTTTATTTGGATTTACCAACAATGCTTCATCTTTTTCATTAACTCCTCTATATAAACCACCTATTATTATATTTGGATATTTTGTAGAAAAATGATCAATATTCATCATTAATTTGGAAATAGTTGGAACAAAAACTAAAATATCACCATCAGTTGATTCGGTGATAATTTTATCAATTATTTTTTCTATATCAGGTTTTTCATCAATAAATATATGTTCTATTGGTTTAGATATACCTTCTATAAATAAATGTCCAATATCGGTTATATTTTCAAAGTATTTAATGAACTTTTCACTATCAATAGTTGCACTTAACAAAATAAATTTGACTTTAGGTTGTTGATTGATTTTCTTATAATATTCAAAATACTTTTTAATTAACATTAATAATATATCCATATTAATATTTCTTTCATGTACTTCGTCAATTATAACAATATCGTATTTTTCAATATTTTCAATTAATTGTAATACTAAAATGGCATCAGTAACAAGTGTTATCTTGGATTTTTTAACATTAAGGTTTGAACCTTTACCATGTTTATATCCAACATAAGTTCCAAGCTCCACATCCAATTGCGCTGATAAAAATTTTGATAAAGTTATCGTTGTGAGTACTCTAGGTTGGCTCATAACAATTTTCTTTTTAAATTTATACATCTTTGCAATAGTAATCGGTACCGTAGCACTTTTTCCTGCTCCTGTCGACATTTCCAATATACTTATATAATTTTCTTTTATTGTTTTTTCAATCTTCTTTTTCTCAAGTTTACCATTTGCGGGAAGCTTTGATAAGATTTTTTTCAGTTCATAATAATCTTCACCATATTTTTTATGATTCAAAGGATTCATATCTATATATATACATATCATTTAAATATGATATTTTACAAATAGTAAATTTATTTATATAACACAGTGTAGTTTTATAAGTTATATTGCTATATAAAAATTCTATATATTCGTAATCTATATTATTATTATTATTATTGTCATTCATTATGAACTGATTATATAATACATTTAAATCAATTTTATTGTGAGGATGTCTTACTTTAATAAAATTGAATAAATAAATAAATAAATAATTAATATATAAAAATGTTCGAGATAACACATATTTTTAATAATGGTTATTATATAAATGATTTTTATCAAACATTATATCGAATTAAAGTTGATAAAATATTAATAAATGAAAATTATAATATAAATAATAAAAATATTTATAAAATATTTCAATTAGCAGCTGAAAATGGATATTTAAAAATTGTTAAATTATTATTAAAAGATAAAAGAGTTGATCCAAGTAATAATCGCAATTATGTAATTCAATTAGCATCAAAACATAATCATATAAAAATTATTAAATTATTATTAAAAGATAAAAGAGTTGATTCAGGTGATGATAATAATTTAGCAATTAGATGGGCATCTGAAGAAGGACATTATAAAATTGTTAAATTATTATTAAAAGATAAAAAAGTCGATCCAAGTGATAATAATAATGAAACAATTCAAACAGCATCTGAATATGGTCATTTAAAAATTGTAAAATTATTATTAAAAGACAAGAGAGTTGATCCAGGTGATGATTATAATTTAGCAATTCGATGGGCATCTAAAAGTGGATATTTAGAAGTTGTTAAATTATTAATGGAAGATAAGAGAGTTGATCCTAGTGACTGTAATAATAATTCAATTATATGGGCATCTGAAAAAGGTCATTTGAAAATTGTTAAATTATTATTAAAAGATAAACGTGTTGATCCAAGTGATTATAATAATTATGCAATTATAAAAGCAGTTAAAAATGGTCATTTAAAAATTGTTAAATTATTATTAAAAGATAAACGTGTTGATCCAAGTGATTATAATAATTATGCAATTATAAAAGCAGTTAAAAATGGTCATTTAAAAATTGTAGAATTATTATTACAAGATAAACGAATTAATTTAAATAATGTTATTAAATATACAATTGAAAATAAATATACAAAAATTACTCAATTATTATTGAAATATAAAAATAAATAAGTAAATTAATACTTATTATTTTTTTAAATTACTCAAAACAATCTCACAACCCAAGATTGTAAGAAGGCAAGCAGCTTTAGCTGCGCAGCGGTCTTACTACTAATGTACTATTTTTCTTTGGATTTATATAAAAATAACTTTTTCCATAAATAGTTTTGATAAATACACTTTTTACATGTTTATCCTTTTCTAAACTAAATTGCATAGTATTACTTATGTCACTACCTAATCCAGTGCCACCATATATATTTTCTTTTGTTAATATTGAATCATCAGATAATATAAGTTTTACTCTAGCATTTGTAAATGATTTATTATCAGGAACAACAATATTAAGATAATTATTATTATCAATATTAGTATCAGAAAATATTTTCATTGGCCCAACCATATTTACCCAAACAATTTCATTTAGACCATTATTATTTAAATCAACTAATAAAATATTATCACCAAATCCAAAATTTGGAAATGATTTAACTTTTTTATACTTTAAAGGATCTGTTCCTTCAACATATAAAACTGGATTAATTTGAGGAAAAATACTATGAAATGGATTAAGTATATAATTTGCTGAAAAAGCTATATCATTTTGTTCATCTAGATTTATATCTTGCATAACTGGTCCCCATCCAAATGTTTTATCTTTAATTCGTAATTTTATAAATTTAAAATCACCATTATTTAATAATAATAAATGATCATGTATAATCGGTTGATTCTTTTTACTATTTCCTTTTGTTATATTTTTATTTATATTATTACCAACATTCGTTGAAAAAACATCCATTTTATCATCATTATTTATATCTCCTACACTTAGTCCCATCCAAAATCCAAAACCACTATTGAATTTAGTTTTTTCAAATTTACCAAAATTATTTTTCCATATTTCAATTTGCCCAACATCTTGTGTAACTACTAGATCCGGCCAACTATTATGATTTACATCAGTAAAAGTATTATCAGATCTACCAATTTTGGATTTAGTTTTATCTTCTTTAAAATTTCCATTATTATTTTTCAATAATACATTTGCTTTTGAATGATTTAAATTATTGAATACAAAATCTTTATATTCATCAGAACGTATAAAATTTGAAACGAATATATCTAAATTTCCATCTTTATTATAATCACTTACAGCTAAAGCTACAGGAATTGCATGTTGTTGTTCTTCAAAGATTTTTTTACTTTTAAATTTACCTTCTTTATATTGAGTGTATAAAGTTACACCATCATCTCGAGCAACTATTAAATCAGACATTCCATTGTTATTTAAGTCAACAGATACGCCACCATAAGTTGCTGGTAAGAAATTTCTCCATTTACTCTTTTTCTTTTTAATTATTCCTGTTGTTGAAATTATATCAATCATTCGTTTATTATTGTATTTTAATAATTTATCTGGTTCATCTTTGTTTCCACCAACAAAAATATATTCTATTTTTCCAATTTTTATTGGTACACCAGCTATGAATGGAAATGTATATTTTTTACCCTTATAATCAACTTTTCGTTTTGGAACTTTTATTTCTTCTGGTTTAACTGATAATATCGATATAATTCTATCTTTACCACTCTCATATAATTGTGGACCAATATTATAATAATAAGAAATTATAATAAATAAAGATGAAATTATTATTATTATCAATATAATAATAAAAAATAAATAATTGTTAATCATTATATATAAATAAATAAAATTGATTTTTTTGTTGTTTTTTTAAAAAGTTATTGAATGTTTTTATTATATAATGATTTATGTTTAAATTTTGAAATAAAAAATAAAATGTGTATAATATATAATAAATATTATGAAAATTATAATGAAAATATGGATATAAAAAATAAAATATATTTAATTAAATATATCAATAAAATTGAACATATAGATCAAATTAATAAATTATTTATATTATTATTAGTACAAGGATATCATTCAATTTTCAAATTATTATTTATAAGCGGATATGTTAATCCAAATGTTGATGACAATTATGCCATTAAAATGGCACTTTCTCAAGGTTGGTATAAAATTGTAAAACTATTATTAAAAGATAAACGAACTATTTTAAATAACGATTTCAATTATACGATAAATTGGGTAATCAGAGCAGGATATTATAAAATTGCTAGATTATTATTAAAAGATGGACGACTCGATCCTAGTCGAAATAATAATGCAGCAATTAAAAAAGCATATATGAGAGGACATCATAAAATTGTTAAATTATTATTAAAAGATGACCGTGTTAAGTATTTTTGAAATATTATTTTTTTTCTATAACTTTAACTACAATTTTTAATGTAACTTTTTCTTACATTTTTTACTGTATCTATATAATATTTTTGCCGTATTTATATGTAATATATAGTTACTGTATAATACCTTTTTGCCGTATCTATATATAATATATAGTTGCAATAAAATTGATTTATTTTTTCAATTATTAAAATAATGTTTGAATTATATAATGATTTACTTTTTAATATAAATTTTAATGATATAGAATATTTTTTAAAAAAAATATTAAATAAAACATATATATTGAAATTTATTGAAAATAAAAAACAAGCATTATTAATTTCATGTAAAAAAAATTATTTATCAATTACCAAAAAATTGTTAAAAAATCCAAAAGTTTTTTTAAATATTGAAAATAATATATTACAAAGTTCAATAAATTCAGGAAATTATAAAATTATTAAATTATTAATAAAATATAAATATCATTGTAAAAATATTCAATTTAATTATCATATGTGTTATCATATAAATAAAGATGGTATCGAAGAAAGGAGATATGGAATTTCTCTTTTTGATGTAATGATAAATGGGTATTTTAAAATATTTAAATTATTAAAAAATAAATTTAATATTGATGTTAATAATATAAATAATACTGACAATATTGACGATATTGATATTATTATGATTTATGAATTTATTTCACATAGTAAATTAGTTAAATATATGTTTAAATGTGGTTACAAAAATCATTTTTGTCATCATGATATTGATGGTTTATTATGTTATACAATTAAAATTAATGAATTGGCAACTACTAAAATATTAATTAAAAATTGTCCTCAATTAATTACTTTTAGGAATAATATTGCATTATTTGAAGCCGTTTATAGAGGATATTATAAAATAGTTAAATTGATGTTAAAATATAATAAATCAATTGATTTGACTAAAAATAAAATAATACAAACTTCTGTAAATTGTCGACATAAAAAAATAACTAAAATATTAAAAAAATATAAAAAAGAATACAATTATTAATTATTATCTTCTTACAATAACTTTTGCAAAATTTAATATATAACTTTTTGCCGTAACTTTTTCCCAAAAAGTTTCTTTCTAAAAAGTTGCAATAAAATTGATTTATTTTTTCAATTATCAAAACAATGTTTGAATTATATAATGATTTAGTCAATAATGTTAAAATTAATAAAAAATATTATTCAAAAAAGATATTGTATAGATTATATATATTGAAATTCATTGAAAATAAAAAAAAAGCATTATCAATATCATGTAGAAAAGAATATTTACCAATTGTTAAAATATTATTAAAATATCCAAAAGTTTATCTAAATGTTAAAAATGATGTTATACAAGAATCGATAAATCTAGGTAATCATAAAATTGTTAAATTATTAATGAAATATAAATATCATCATAAAAAAATTGATATTACCTATCGTGATAAATACAGCTATACAAATGTTAATATTGAAAATGCACTCAAATATGGTCATTATGGTATATTAAAAATATTTATAAAATATATTAATATCAACCATATTAAAAATATTTATGATTTTATTAGATATCCTAAAATAATTAAATATTTAATTAAAAAAGGTTATAATATATTTCATAATTTAATAATTTATTCAATTGAACATAAAGAATTAGAAACTGCTAAAATTATGATAAAACGATTTCCTGAATTAATTAATCATTATGATAATATTACATTATTTGAAGCCGTTTTTAGAGGATATTATAAAATAGTTAAATTAATGTTAAAATATAATAAATCAATAGATTTAAATAATAACAATACAATAGAAATTTCTATAAATTGTCGACATAAAAGAATAACTAAAATATTGAAAAAATATAAGAAAGAATATAATTATCAATTATAATTTATTTTTTTCTATTATATATGGGGTTTATGATTCATCTTGTATAATATGTGCAAATTGTTTATTAGATAAATATTATGATGAAAAATTACATATAGAAAAAAAATTAAATAAATGGTTAACACAAGTATATATAATCACTAATGATAAGAAAAAAATATCTATTAAGAACTATTATGATGATGGACAAGGTGAATATACTAAAAATAAATTAATATATAATGTTACACCATATAATTGGTTTTTAACAGATAATTTTGGATTTATATGTCATAAAAATTGTTATAAGTTAATATGTAAAAAATTAAATTATAAATTAAAATTTATAGATATTTGTAATCTTTCAATTGAAGATAGATTAATTAAACCAATTAAAAATTATGGAAAAATAATTAAATATGAACCAGATGCTCAAAGTTATTATTATAATTATAAAATGATAAAAAATGATCCATGGTTATTAAAAGATCCATTAATTAATATTGAAAATCAAAAAAGAATCTTGAAAATGTGGAAACCATTGATTAAAAAAATTAAAAAGAAAATATATAAACCATATCCATGTATTTCTGCAAGTAAATTTGGTCAAGGTGTTAAAAAACTTGGATATGATGGCAATTTATGGAAAGTTAAATTATCAAAAAATAAACAAAAACAATGGATTAAAATATAATTATTATTATTTTCTTACAATAACTCTTAATAAAACTTTTTGCCGTAACTTTTTCCTAAAAAGTTACTTTCTAAAAAGTTACAATAAAATTGATTTATTTTTTTCAATTATTATAATATCAATATATTAATGTTTGAATTATACAATGATCTACTTATTGACATTGAATATAATAAAAAATATTATTCAAAAGATGTATTACATAATATTTATTTATTAAAATTCATAAAAAATAAAAAAGAAGCTCTGTTTTTATCATGTAAATATAATTATTTATCAATTACTAAAATATTATTACAAGAACCAACGGTCCATTTAAATATTGAAAATAAAATATTACAAAAATCAATAGATAATGGACATTATAAAATTGTTAAATTATTATTAAAATATAAATATTATCATAATAATAATAACGATATTGTAATTGATTATTGTTGTTATAGTCTTATGATGGACAAATATAGTTATCATAATATAGGAATTCATATTTGTAACGCAGTTATTAATGGTAATTTAAAAATATTAAAATTATTTATAAATCATATTAAATTTAAATATATTAATCCTTATGATTTTATAAAACATCCTAAAATAATAAAATATTTTATAAAAAAAGGATATGATTTTAAAAATTGTGATTCTGCTCTGATAAATTCAATTAAGAAACAATACTTAAGGACTGCAAAAATATTGATAAAAAACTATCCAAATATGATTAAAAATAGAAATAATTATGCATTACAATTAGTATGTAGAAATGGAAATTTTAAACTATTGAAATTAATGTTAAAAGTTAATCCATCTATTAAATTTCATAAAAATGTAGCATTACGTTTTGCAATAACATATAATCAATATAAAATAGCTAAATTTTTATTAAAATATAATAAGATTGACAATATTTTGAAATATTATAATTTAATAGATTCATTGAAAGATAATATTAATATAAAAACAAAATTTTATAAATTATTATTTAAATATAAACATAAAATAATTATTAATAAATTAATTAAAATTATAATAAATAAAAATTTTAATACTCACAATTTAATATATATACGAATATTACTTATAAATGAAGAAAATATTGAAAAAATATTAAGTAATATCCCAAATAGTTTAATTAATAATTTATTAAACTATTATTTATTACATAAAATGAAAAATATATTATTATTGATATTAAAACATATTGATAAAAAAGTTTATAAAAATAATCATTATATTGTTAAAATGTCATGTGAATGTGGTTATTTAGAAATTATTGAATTATTATTAAAAAATGAATATATCGATCCATGTGTTGATAATAATTATACATTAAATATAGCATTTGAAAATGAATATTATCAAATTGTTATATTATTATTAAATGATAAACGTATTTTAAATAATAAAAATCATGATTCATATTTTAAAAAAATAATAGATAATAAATTAGAAGTTACTCTTAATTTATTGAAGTTTATTAAAATTTTAAAACTAATTGATCAATAATTTAAACATTTTTCACATTCGGCTGGAGTTTTCATTCCATCAGAAATACATTGACCATATGAATTATAATGAGAACAATTTTTACATTTGTAATAATTATTATATTTTTTCATACAATTGTCAAATGTTGTTTTTCCTGGACATGGATTTTTATTTACTAACATTAATTTTTTATTTACTATATCTCGTCGTACATAAGTTGGTGGTTTTCTAGCCGGGAGCTTTTGTGATTTAGGATTGGTAAAATTTGAAATGAATAATGTTCTTATATTCAATAAAGAAGCTATGAAAAATAAAATAATTATTATTATTATTATTATTGATAATTTATTCATTTTATATAATACAATAAAATTGATTTATTTGTTATAATATATAAAATGAATAAAAATTCAAAGATATATAAAAATATACATAAATTAATTAAAGACAGAAATTACACAATTATTTCTGAAAACAAATTGAAAAATAATGATATAATATTTACTATAAAAAATAATATTTCAATATACATTATTGATATAAATAACAAAGATATCAATTTAAATGAATTGCGTAGGATTTCTAAATTAAAATATACTAATGATATTAAAACACTCATTATTATAGCTAATAAAGTAAAAATAAATATAACACTAATGAAATATATTAATACATTGGATTTTATTTTACAATTATTAGATTTCGATTTAATTCAACGCGATCCAATTACTCATATTTTAGTACCAAAACATGAATTGTTATCAAAACAACAAAAAGATACACTTTTAAATAAATCAAACATTAAATTGAAAGATATCCCTAAAATATACATTAATGATCCAATTGCTAAATGGTATGGAGGTAATATTGGAGATATATTTAAAATAACAAGAATTGTATCATCTTATATGAATATATCAACAATGAATGAAATTACATATAGAGTTGTAATTAATCCTATATTAATTAATGATGGACTTATTTAATCTGCTTCACTGTATATTTTATAATAATTATGTAATATTCCATCTTTATCATAATAACGTAATATATTTTTTATTGTTGAAACTTGTAAATAATTAATATCTTCAGATTGTTTTGATCGTTCAATTATCATTGGTATATTATTTTTTTCTGCTATTTTTGCTACTTCAATCAATACATCTGGATTTCCACCATATTTTTTATTACCAATCAATCCAATAAATAAATCTGCATGTCTATCTTGAGTATATGACAAAGAATCATTTAAATGTATTAATGCTATTAATTTTGGATCAATAGTTGAAAATATATTACGAATGTCTTGTTTAGTCTTCATTGGTACTTTACTAACAAACATATGACAAGTATCTAAACAAAATTGAACATATTGTAAATCAGATTTTGAATATCTTTTTTTCATAGTATTCCATAATTTCATAATAGCAGATAAATCTGTTATAACTTTTCTACCGCATTTTGCTTCAATTTCTAAAATAATTTTACTTTTTACTTCAAATTTTTTTAATATTGTAATAAGACTATGAATATTTTTAGAAATCATTGAATAAATTTTATCATTATCTTCAACATTTGACCCGGGATGAATTACTACTCCAATTCCTCCAATAGATCTACAAATTTGAAAATCAAATAATAATGATTCTATATTTGATTTAAATGTAGATTTAGTCAATGAAGTAATATAACTTGCATGTATAAAAACTTTTATATTATTTTTTTCAATATATTGTTTGGCTTTTTGGACTGAAGTATATTTATTAGTAGTAGGTGCATATTTTGATAATTTTCCTTGACTAAAAATTTGTATTGTATTAATATTATAATTTGTATGAGTATCTTTAATAAGTTTATAAATATCAAACTTTCCTGATCGTAATATATGAAATCCTATTGATAATGTCATTTTATATATTGAATAATAATTAAATTTTAAATAAAAAAAAATAATTAAATTTTAAATAAAAAAATAATTATATTTTAAATAAAAAAATAATAATTATATTAATAACAATTATCAAAATAATTTTTTTTGATTTAACTTTTTTCTAAAAAGTTACTGCATAGATTCTTCAATCTCATTAATGTCAAGTTTACTAAATGATGAACTTGCAACAATTTCTTCTTCCTCATCTTCACTATCACTTTCACTTTGAGGTAATTGGCTCATATCATGTTCCTGTCGTTGTGGTTTTCTGTATTCAACTCGTTTAATCCAACCTTTAATACTAATTGCATTTTGAGTAATAAATGCTCCGCTAATTAACAATTTTAAACTTTCTATTTTTGTACCTCTACAAAAGAAAGTATCCATATTTTTCCAATGATAGATTTTATTATCTTGCTTTTTCTGGTGTTCTATTTTTTTAGCTTTTAAATCATTTTTACTTAAACTCTCACATTCTTTGTCAAATTTTTCCTTTTCATCGAGATCGATGAATTCTTCATAACCATGTTTCCAAAATCGTGTATTAATACACGGAAATTTAAATCCTTCTTTTAAACAGTTAGTTTTGAATTTATCCATTTCCAACCATTTTCCTTCGATTTTTTCGTTCAATTTAACGTCATTTAAAAATGGAACTTTTAATTTTTTCAAACATGCATATACTCTATGAGTTTTACCATCATCAGACACATAAACACCATCTTTATAACGTTTTGGGTGATCTGTTAATCTATATAACTGAGGACGATTAGAACCCTTTTTTAGATTTGCATATTTAGTATCAATCTTTGAAATTATCATTTCTTCAATTTGTGTTTCAATCCATTCTAATAAATTGAAAACTAATCTCTGTTCCTTAATACCTTCATCAATTGCTACAGACATTCTATAATCTGTATCTTTTTCTTCATAAGTATAACATACTTTTCCTTTAACTAAATAAGTTTTATTTAATTGGATAATAACTGGAGTACCTTGATAAGATACGTCAATTGCCCAATTTTTTTTCTTTTGAGTAGATTCAAATTTAAATTTTGATTTGTTAATCTCAGGATTATGTTTATTTTTCAAAGCATAAATCATAATACCATTTTTATCTTTAAGTTCTCCTTTGTAAAATTCTTTAATAGTTCTCATTGCTACGACCATTTTGTATAAGTTTTATTATTAATATTTTATATTATGAAATCAATTTTATTTATTTTGTTATACTTATAATAAAATTATATTTTTAATTTGTTAATATAGAATGAATATGTCTAATAATTTTTGCACAACATTTGATTTATTACAACAATCAAATCTTGATTTGGGTAAATTAATTACTGATTGTTGTTTATCTGGAGTAGTGTCCAGGAAGTCAGTAATTATGCCGTCTTCAGCAACAATTAAAAAAATTAAAGCACTTAAAACAATTGAATCGAAACGTAATAATTTGATGGATTATATTTTATTATTTAAATATACTCCAGAACAATTAACATTTGCTGCTAAAAATGATAAGAAAATTAAGGTAATAAATGGAAAAACTTATAGTGTTAAAAAAGTTGATGAAAAAACATTTAAATTAAATGATAAAAAGATTACTGTAAAAGGTAATGTTAAAGAAACATACTATTTATTCAAAGCTTCGTCAGAATTAAAACCATTTCCATCTGAACACAAAACTAAACCAGAAAATAAAGTTAATAAAGAAAAATTGAAAGATATACTAGCAGAAAAAGGTGGAAGTAAAAGAAAAAGTAAAAGAAAAAGTAAAAATACTAGAAAAATTAAAAAAGGAATAAATCCAATATTTAAAAGACTATTGATGTAAATATTTGAATTAATCTTTAGTACCTTTTAATAAAATCTACTTTATATTTTTTTAATAATTTACCATTTTTTTTATAATAAATATACTGATTAAGTAGAACAATTGGATCAATTCGTTTATCTTTTAATAATAATTTAACAACTTTTAAACGTCCATTAATAGTTGCCCATTTAATTGCTGCATTAGACGTACTACATGGATTAACTCGTTCATCTTTTAATAATAATTTAACAATTTTATAAAATCCATTGGTAGATGCAAATTTTATCGCATAATTATCACGAGCACCTGGATCAATTTTTGATGTATCTTGTTTTATTAATAATTTTACAATTTTGTAGTGTCCAAATCGAGAAGCTGATCTAATTGCATAATTATTATCATTATTAAGATCAACTTTTTGTATTTTTTTGTTAAAAGATATTTTATAATATACATTTTTCCAGTTCGAGATGATATTTCAAATACATATTCAATATTAGTAATATAAAAATCAAAATAATATAATTTATCAAAATCTAATATTTCAATTTCAATTTTTGAACAAATATCTTTATATAATACAAACATAATTTAATGTATATTCTATTATAAATCAATTTTTAATATAACTTTTTACTGTAACTTTTTTTAAAAAAGTTACTTTATAATTAAATTAAAAATTCTTTTTTCTTCATGTCTCATATGTTTTGATAATATTCTATACATTTTATAATCTCCACTTTTATATGCCCATAAACTAAAATTATCGACAGTCTCATTTAATTTATCAATATTTGAATCTATTTTTAACGTGGCTTTTAATAAAATATATTTTACAATTTTATAATGACCTTCCATAACAGCAGCTTTGAATGCATAATTATCTTCATCATATTGATCAACTTTTGGTGTATTTTTTGTTAAAAGATACTTTATAATTTTATAATGCCCATTATATGAAGCTAATTGAAATATATAATTTATATCAATAAGATAAAAAATAAAATGATATAATTTATCAAAATTTAATATTTCGATTTCAATTGTTGAACAAATATCTTTATATAATAAAAACATAATATATATTTATTACAAAAACAATTTTTAATATAACTTTTTGTTGTAATTTTTTTTAAAAAAGTTACTTTATAAATCAATTTTTAATATAATTTTTTGCTATAACTTTTTTTAAAAAAAGTTACTTTCAAAAAAAATATTTTGATAAAATTGATTTTATTGTTATTATATATTAAATACATTAATATGTCAAATAAGTTAAATTTTCTTAAATTGAATTTTGAAACCATCTATGATGCGTATTTTAATCAAAAAAATAGCTCAGCATATCCTTTGGTGGAACATCATATTAATCCAATGAATAATTTTCTTACAAATGACGTTGAAACGATATTGACAGATAGAAATCCTATTATTAAAACATATAGAGATGATAAAAATGGTATATTTAGAAAAGTAGAATTTAATTTAAAAAATTTATCAATTGAAAAACCTCAAGAGGGAACTTTGAATAAAACACCATTATATCCTAATTTATGTAGAGTATTTAATAAATCATATACATGTAATTTATATTGCGATTATACATTTAAATTATATGAACAATATGATAATAAAGAAATAAAAGTAATGGTAAATTTAGATAGTATTAATTCAAATAAATTGAAAAAATTATACATAGGAACTGTACCGTGTATGTTGATGACAAAATATTGCAATTTATATGGTAAATCGCCAGATACATTGAAAAAATTAGAAGAAGATCAAGATGAATATGGAGGATATTTTATTATTAATGGACAAGAATTTGCGATAATTTCACAAGAACATAAGGCGTCAAACTTTCTTTATAGAAATATTGAAGATAATAATCATGTTGTTTGGATTCAATCAAAACGTTCTGGAATTTTTAAGTATCCGTATTATATTTTAGTTAAAATAAATAATAAAATGGACTTAACTGTAACTATTGATATAAATAAGAAATCTAAAAAGAGTATTCCTATAAAAATACTCTATACTGCTCTGGGAATCATAACTGATAGGGAAATATATAATTATATTATTGGACATGATAATAAAAATGAAAATTTAGATAATATTATGCGTAGGAATTTTGAAAATAAAGATGAAAATATTATTACTCAATCTGATGCATTATTATGGATAGGAAGACAAATGATATCAAATTTTAAAGAATCAAGAATGAGTGATACAGATATTATAGAATATGTGAGAATAAAACTGATTAATGAAAGATTGTTTCCACATATTGAAGAATTGGATAAAACTGATGGATCTGTTAATTTAATGGAGAAAATATTATATTTATCTTATATGATAAGAAATACAATTGAATTTAAATTTGGAAATTTAAAAGTTACAGATAGGGATAATTATGGAAATAAAAGAATATTTACATCTGCTAATTTATTTGGTCAAGTGTTAAAATATCATTTTGATACTCAATTAAGTGAATTTGAATTATTGTTATCAAAAGAATTGGAAACTTATGTTCCGGAAAAAAATTTTAAATCTATTTTACCAAGAATTATTGGAGGTAAAGATAGTAAATTTAAAATAAACAATATTTCTATCAATATAAGTAAAGGAGAATGGCCAGTTGGTTCTACAACTCAATATTCAAAATCAGGAGGAAATACTGATGTAAAAGATGGTGTTGCTCAATCATTGGGCAGAAAAAGTAGTGTTGATCCTATAGATACTTTGACAAAAATATCAGCAATGATTCCAAAATCAGGCGGAGGAACATTATTATCAATTCATCAATTACATAATAGTCAATTTGGTACTATTGATCCTTGGAACACACCAGATGGTTCAAGTGTTGGTTTAGTTAAACATAAAACACCGTGGATTAAAATTAGTGAAAATTATAATTTTGATATAATTCTTAAGCTAATTAAGAAACATATTCCATACATTTTATCGGTTGAAGATAATATAATTGTTAGAGATAATTTTCATGAATTAACGAAAGTAATAATTAATGGTAATATAAAATTTTGTATATATCGTGAAAAACGTTTTAAATTATTAACAGATTTGAAAAAATTAAGACGAGCAAATATTTTATATAGATATATTTCAATTATATTATATCATATGGAAAATGAAATTAGAATTTTTACAGATTCTGGTAGAATGCTACAATGTCTGCTAATAGTTGATAAAAATAATTTACGAATGAGTAAAGAAATATTTACTGGTTTAAAAAGTGGTAAATATGATTGGAATAGTTTATTATCAGGTTGTGGTCTTCCGAACAAGAAACCAATGTTAGAATATATTAGTATTCATGAAAAAGAACAAAATAGTATTATTGCAGAAAATTATTTAGTTTTACTTAAAGGAACAAAAAATTTAATTAATTATACACATTGTTTAATTGATGAATCATCAATTATTGATTTAAGTTCATGTCAAATACCATTTGCAAATTATAATCCAGCGGCAAGAGTTACTTATCAAAATAGTATGTCCAAAGCATCAATTGGAACTTATGTTTCAAATTATGCTCAACGATTTGATAAACGTTCATATATTCTTCAATATCCTGAGCGGGCACAAGTTAATACAATTGGAGGAAAATATACTATGGTTAATAGATATCCAGCTGGAGTAAATATACGAGTTGCAATAATGCCATATTTAGGATATTCACAAGAAGATTCTGTAATTTTCAATAAGAACTCAATAGATAATGGATTATTTTCAATATATACTTATGTTACAATTTCTGATAGGAAAACTTCAGAAAGTGAGATATATATGAAACCAAATGAATCGTCTACAAGTAAATATAAGATAAATAATAGTTATGCTGCTTTAACTAATAACGGACATCCAAGAATTGGGTATACACTCAAAAAAGGAGATATTATTATTGGTAAAGTTAGGAAAATAAAAGAAAATGACAAATATATAAGTAAACGTGGAAGAAATATGTTATATATTGATGAATCTATAACATTTAAAGAAGAAATTGGTATTGTTGATTCTATTATTAAAACAAAAAATAATAAACAGGAAGAAATATTGAAAATAAAAATTAGAATTAACAAACGTCCAGTGTTTGGAGATAAATTTGCTTCAAGAATTGCTCAAAAAGGAGTTAATGCATTAATAGTTCCTGCATATAAATTGCCTTATACTGAAAATGGAGAACGTGCAGATTTATATTTTAATCCACATGGTTTTACAACAAGAATGACAATGTCGTTACCAATTGAATTAAATTTATCTGATACAGGAGCAAAAATAGGAATAATTTTTGATGGAACTCCATTCAATGGTTTGAAAATTGAAAAAGATTTAATAACAAGTATGAAAAAACTTGGTATCAAAAAGAATGGAAATACTATTATGTATGATGGTATAACTGGTAGACAAATGAAAGTAACTATAGCATTTGGTTCGATTTATTATCAACGTTTGAAACATTTAGTTTCAGAGAAAATATCATATAGAGCTGATGGAAGAATCGTTCCAATGACTAAACAGCCGCTCGCCGGTCGTACAATTCCTGGTGGAGGAGCTTTAAAATTTGGAACAATGATGAATGATGCCGTGTGCGGATTTGGAACAAGTATAACATTAAGAGAAATGTTATATGATAAGTCTGATAAATTTTCAACATTTGTTTCTAGAAAAACTGGAATGCTTTGTGCTGGAAATGAACAAAAGGGTATTTACAGAGATATAAGTTCTGAAAGTGAATCATCTGGACTTCCAGATGTAGCAAAAATTGATATTCCTTGGACAACAATTATGTTGCATTATTATACTGCAATGATGGGTATTGGTATGAAAATTAATGTTGAAGATGATAAAATCTAAAAAATAAAATTGATTTTATATTATTTTTTTTAAACAATGACTTTTATTGAAGACTCATTGATTAATTTATTAACACTTAATAAAAATAGACAATTAATTGAATATATTAATGAAGATATTTATATTACAACAATTGGAAAAATATTTAAAAATAAAAAATTTAATAAATGTAATTTACTTCAAACAGCCATAAAATATAATAATTCAAAAACTATTCAATTAGCTTTAGATAATGATGTTGATCTTTCATTCAATGATTCATATTTATTATATTTAGCTTCAATAAGCGGATATATTAAAATAATGAAATTATTATTACAAGATATACATGTTGATCCATCTGCAAGAAATAATTATATATTATATAATGCAGCTCAATTTAAACAATTAGAATCAATGAAATTATTACTACAATACAATCATGTTAATCCAGCAATAACAAATAATATAATTTTGAAAGAAGCTGTTGAAAATCAAAATATAGAAGTAGTGAAATTATTGTTAAAAGATAAACGAGTTAATCCTGCATTTTATCGCAATTATGTACTTAAAATTGCTATATATTATGGATATATAGAAATAGTTAAAGTATTATTACAAGATGAAAGAGTAGATCCATCAATTGATAATAATTATCCACTTAGAATTGCATTAGAGCAAAATTATAAAGAAATTATAAAATTATTAATACCAAGATTTAAATTTGATTCAAATAGTAATGATAATTATTATTCAAAACCGTCATCACCAACAATATAAAAATACTTTTTGACGCAACTTTTTTTTAAAAAGTTACTCCATCATTTCGACATAACTTTTTGACACAACTTTTTTCTAAAAAGTTACAATAATATAAATTGAATTTTTTTATTTTTTTATAAAAACATGTATGTCAATCCATTACCAATATTAACTTTTGGATATTCAGATAAACAAAAATTACAATTAAATGTCGATAAATTAAGACATATGCATAAATGGTGCAGTAAACAAACATATAGTAATAAAAAATCATTAGAATTAATTAATAAATTGATGATTAATATTGAAAAAAAATTACGTATATTTTTATTAAAAAAAATAAATAATTATTACGAATTTGATTATAATGATTATATTCAAAATAAATTACCAGAAATTACAGTTTTTGATAAAATGTGGATCGAAGAAGATTTTTATAATAAATATTTAAAAGATAAATATAAAGTTATTGATTCTTACAATAAACAATCATTTGATATAAAATATGATGTTTGTGATGATATATTATTTGAAAGTATTGAAGATTATATAACACAAGTTTTCGATACAAGTAGAAAATCTGAAATATTCTATAACTATGGTATTGGTGAAATTTATCAATGTAGGGAATCAATTATGTTAAATAAATCTTTAATTTTGGATATAATTAAAGAAAAACATTATATTGGAAGCACATCGTTTGTATTACGAATGATAGTTATTGAAAAAAAATGAAATTTTTATTTTTAAGAAAAAGTTTCTTTATACTAATAAAATTGATTATTTTTTTCAATATTACAACGAAACTTTTTGGGAAAAAGTTTCAACAAAAAGTTTTGCCATAAATTTTCTAAAAAACTTTTACCGTAAATTTTCTAATATAACTTTTTAATATAACTTTTTGCTGAAACTTTTTTCTAAAAAGTTTCTTTCTAAAAAGTTTCTTTCTAAAAAGTTTCTACAATGTTCTTAATACATAAAGATTTATGTTCAAATTTAAAAATAAAAATTAGATATAGTTATTTTTATTCAAATAAATTATTTATAATAAAATATTTTTATAATATTGAAATTTTGTTTAGTTCAGCATCTAGATGTGGACATTATAAAATGGTTAAATCATTATTAAAAAATAAACAAATTGATCCTAGTATTCGTAATAATTGTGCGATTAGAGGAACATGTGAAATTGGACATTACAAAATAGTCAAATTATTATTAAAAGATAAACGAGTTGATCCAAGTAATAACGATAATTATGCAATTCGCTTAGCATCCACAAAGGGATATTTAAAAATAGTAAAATTATTATTAAAAGATAAAAGAATTAATAAAACTAATTCAATTATAAAAAATATAATATATAAATTGAAAACATAAAATAATAAAATTGATTATTTTTTTCAATACAATAAAACATTTATACAAAACTTTTTGCTGAAACTTTTTTCTAAAAAGTTTCTTTCTAAAAAGTTACTACTATGTTTTTAATATATGATGATTTGTGTTTAAATTTTAAAATAGATATTAAAATACATATAGTATTGAATAAATTCTTTATAATAAAATACTTTCATCATATTAACGAATTATTTATTTATGTATCAATAGTCAATCATTATAAACTTTTTAAATTATTATTAAAAGATAAAAGAGTTGATCTAAGTGATAATAAAAACCATGTAATTAAATGGGCATCTTTTTACGGATATTATAAAATTATGAAATTATTATTAAAAGATAAACGAGTTAATCTAGGTGATTGTAATAATTCTGCAATTTATTGGGCATCTGCTAATGGACATTATAAAATTGTTAAATTATTACTAAAAGATAAACAAGTTGATCCAAGTGTTAATGATAATTTTACAATTCAATGGGCATCCTTTAATGGACATTATAAAGTTGTTAAATTATTATTAAAAGATAGTAGAATTGATAAAAATGATTTAATTATAAAAAATATAATACGTAAATTTAAAATTATATTATAATAAAATTACGATATTTTTAATTTTTTTAAAATATATAATGATTTCTAAACAATAAGATCCAATTATAAAAGATATTATTAATGAATTGAAAAATATAAATTAATTATTTTTTTTAAATTTATTTTTAAAATATATAATGATTTCTAAACAATGTTTAAATAATAAATTTATAACATTAAGTAATCATCAATTAAATGTAATAAATAAAATGTTTAAAGAGGATGGATTAATTGTTGTTCATTCAACTGGTTCTGGAAAAACATTAACTGCAATTGGAGTATCTGAATGTTTGTTACAGGAAGGAAAAATCAATAATATTATTGTAGCAGTACCCAGAGTTTTAGTTGATAATTTTAAAAAAGAATTATATAATTATGGATTGTCCAATTTACATATTGATAAATATTATCATATAAATACATATTATAAAACATTGAAATATACAAATGATATAAATGAAACTAAATTAAACAAAAGTTTACTAATAATTGATGAAGGCCACAATATACGTACACAAATTACATATAAAGCTAATACAAATAAACAAGAATTGGCCCATGGTAAAACCGCATACAATTATATTAAATTATCAAAAAAATGTAAAAAAATATTAATATTAACTGCAACACCATTGATAAATAAACCTCAAGATTTTAATAATATAATGCAAATGGTAAATAAAACTGGAAAAGTGATGTCAATGAATAAATTCAATGATTGTTATGTTTCGCCTAATTTGAAAAAAATAACAAGACAACAACGACAAGGTATGAGTTTTTTAAAAATTTTTAATACTAATGATCCAGTAAATATGAAATCAGTACAAAAACGTTTAACAAAATTCATAAAAGCTATATCATCAACGGATGTTGAGAAACGTCGAGCAAAGTTTTTTACAAATAAAGTAGATTTTTACAAAGTTGATGTTGTATCTAAATTTTATCCAAAAAAGGAGACAAATAATATACAAATTCCAATGTCTAGAAATTATTATTCTTTATATCTTAAAGTTGAGAAAAAAATAATTAAAAATCTTGGAGAATTGAAAAATTTTAATATTCAAGGAAAAAATACAGCTAGTTATTATATTTCTTTACGTAAATTTTCTAATTCAATTTCTACTGATGGATATAAAGTTGATTGGATAATTAAAAAACTTAAAGAAAATTATAAATCAAATGTAAAAACATTAGTATCATCTCAATTCATTGTTACTGGATTAAATTTAATTATAAATGAATTAAAAAAATTAGATATTCCCTATTTTTCAATAACTGGTAAATCTAAGGTAAAAGATATTAATAAATCTATAAAAACATTTAATTCAGCTATACGTGGAGGTATTATGTTAATTTCTGGATCAGCATCTGAAGGATTGGATTTAAGAGGAGTTAGAGAAGTAATAGTTATGGAACCATTTTGGAATTTGAATAATCAAGCACAAGTAATTGGCCGGGCCGTTAGGTTTAAATCTCATTATCATTTACCAAAAAATGAACAATTAGTTAAAATATATAAATTATTTTTAATTAAACCAAAAAGTAAATGGATTATATTGAAAGAAAACTTAAAATATTTTTCAACAGGAGATAAAACACCATCAGTTGATGCATATCTGTTTTTATTAGGAATATTAAAACAAAGTATTATCAATGCTTTTCTTAAAAATATTAAGAAATATAATTAATAATTGCAATATTTTATACTTTTTGATAATTTATATTGAAAATAAATATAAAAAATAAAATATTTTGATGTTTATTTTATTTTTATTTTTTTATTTTTTTTATTTTTTTTATTTTTTTTATTGATTATATATATCACAATGGTTACAAATACTAAATTAGAAGGCGTCATACAATCTACAGGAACATCTTATGATAGTGCATATTATGCAATTACTGCAGTTGCTCATACGACTACTGCATCAGAAATGACTCAACAAATCGGTACAAATGGTGCTGTGACTACGATTACAACACCAACTGCCGCTCAATTCATTTTAGATACTCATGCAACTGTTGGACAAAGTTTTGATTGGATTATCTTACAAAATTCAGCCGACCTCATAACTATTTCGGCTGGGGTAGGATTTACGGTGACTGGAGCAGCGGCTACGCTCGGAACGGTCTCCAGAGTACATAGATTACTAATTAGAGTAAATAGTGCAACAACATGTATTGCATATATTGACTAAATATTTAAAAATATCTAAAAAAAATAAAATTTTAGTTAAAATATAACTAAATTACATAAATAATTTCAATTTAATTATTTATTTTTTTAAATAAATATTTTTCATAACTTTGTTGTAATAAAGAATTTGTAAGTAATTTGTTGTATGGTTCTTTACTTAATTTATTTTTTGATTTACAATCTGTCCACCAAAAACCCATATCAGAATCATTAGAAAATTTATAACTTCGTTGTGGAGGAATTATATCATTTTCTTCAACAAATTTTAACAATTCATTAATTTTATCTTTGATTGATAATTTTACTTTATTTTTATTATTTTCTTTAATTTTTAAATAATCTTTATAATTTTTATTTAATAAATCATTTGCTAGTAATTTTATATATGGTTCTTTGTCTAATTTATATCTTTGTTTACAATGTTGCCAAAATCCACCCATATTTGAACCATTTGAAAATTTAACATTTTTGATAGGAATTTTATTATTTTTCTTAATAAATAATATTAATTCTCCAATTTTTTCTTTAATTGATAAATCTGATTTATTATTATTATTTTCTTTAATTTTTAAATAATCTTCATAATTTTTGTTTAATAAATTATTTGTCAATAATTTTATATATGATTCTTTATTTAATTTATTTCTTATTTTACACTTTGTCCAAAATTCACTCATAGTTGAATCATTTGAAAATTTAACACTTTTTGAAGGAATTTTATTATTTTTCTCAACAAATATAATTAACTCATTAACTTTATCTTCAATTGATAATTTTATTTTATTGTTATTAATTTCTCTAATTTTTAAGTATTCTTCATAATTTTTATTTAGTAAATCATTTATTAGTAATTTATTGTATGGTTTTATATTTAATTTTCCTTTTTGTTTACAATAACCCCAAAACATCCCCATATCTGATCCATTTGAAAATTTATGTTTTTTTTCTATAGGAGTTATATTATTTTTTTCAACAAATTGCAATAATTCATCAATTTTATCTTCAATTGATAAATTTATTTTATTTTTATTTTTAACAATTAAATATTTTTCATAATTTTTCTTTAATAAATCATTTGTTAATAATTTATTATATGGTTCTTTAACAATTCTTCCAGTTGTTTTACAATCTTGCCAAAACCCACCCATATTGGAATTATTTGAAAATTTATATTTTTTTTGTGGTGGAGTAAAACCATTTTCCTCAACAAATTCAATTAATTCACTAACTTTATCTTTAATTGATAAATTTATTTTATTTTTTTCTTTATTAATTAAATATTTTTCATAATCTTGTTTCAATAACGCATTAGTTAATAATTTATCATATGGTTCTTTGTCTAATCCATTTTTTTGTCTACAATACATCCACCAAGAACCCATATCACATTTATCTGAAAATTTATGTATTTTTTGTAGAGGAATTATATTATTTTTATCAACAAATTTTAACAATTCATTAATTTTTTCCTCAATAGATAATTTTATTTTATTTTTAGTTTTTTCTTTAATTATCAAATAATCTTTGTAGTTTTTATTTAATAAATTGTTTGTTAATAATTTATTATATAATTCTTTATTTAATCTATGTTTAACTTTACAATCTGTCCAAAAACCACCCATATCACATTTATCTGAAAATTTATAATTATTTCTTGTAGGTATCATATTGTTTTTTTCTACAAATAACAATAATTCATTGACTTTTTCTTCAATTGACAATTTTATTTTATTGTTATTAATTTCTCTAATTTTTAAGTATTCTTCATAATTTTTATTTAGTAAATCATTTATTAATAATTTGTCATATGGTTTATCACTGATTCGTCCACAATTTTTACACTTCATCCAAAACATACCCATACTACTATCATTTGAAAATTTAATCTTTCTAGTTGGAATACAATCATTTTCTTCAACAAATAACAATAATTCAACAACTTTATCTTCAATAGATAATGGAATCATATTTCCAATACTATCATATACCTTTTCATATAATAACTCAGCATCTTCTAATTGAGATTGATTTTCAATATTAATTCTAACTCTACCCATATTATTTTTATTTTTAATACTTTTCTTAATTTCTGGATCAATATCAGAAAAGGTTTTTATAAGGTCTTTGATATCTTTTTCACTAAAGTCATTAGCAACAACTGGTAATATAATCCTATAAAATGGTTTAGTTTCATGTATTCTATTTGCTCTCATAGCAATTTGAATTTTATTTATCCTCGAATGTCTTAAATCAGCAAACATAACACTTCTTAATTTATTGAATGAAATTCCTTCGTTATAAACACCACATAAACACAATATTTTAAGATCATTAATATCTAATTTTCTTCTTATTGAACGTCTTTTAATAGCAGTATCCTTTCCAATCAAATAATTCGCATTCATATCTTCATCTCTTAATAATTGAGAAAATTTTATACATCTTTCAGTAGTATTGAAATAAATAAACATAGGACACCAATTATATTTTTCTTTAATTAATTTAATCAAAGATTTAGTTTTATCTCCACTTGTGAAATATTCTATATTCAAAACATAATCTGATATAAATTGACCATTAATTGCATCTCTCATTGAAAGTTTATAATCCAATTTAGAATCATCTTTAAATGTTGCACTAAAATTCAATTCTTTATCACATTGAATTAAATTAATTTTCTGTTTTATTTTTGAATCTTCATTTTCTAAATGATGTGCTTCATCAATAAATTTGTATTTAAATTTAACATCAGGTATATGAACAACACTTGGATTCACACAAATAACAATTTTAGAATTATCTATAGTATTATTACCATCTCCAATAAAACAAACATTTAATTTCATATTTTTACATAACTTCAAAGTTTGTTTTGCTAAATCAACCCATGGGCAAAATATTATACATTTATCATTATCTTTAATATCCATTATAATCATATATAACATTATATATGTTTTTCCGGTTCCGCATGGCAATTGAAAATTAATTATATCATTAGTTGAATTTTGAAGTAAATTATAACAATCCAATAAATATAATCGTTTTTCAATAATACCTGATTTAGGTTGAATAAGATCAACAATTTTTAATTGACACATTTCATACATCAAATCATCATAATTATTTTCAATTAATTTTATTTTACCACTATCAATTAATTTTATTTTAGCAAGTTTATCAAGTTTAACATTTTTACATGTAGCTAAAATCATATTATCAATTTCTAAAATATCTTTTGAATATGTACGAAATGTACAAAAATGTTTCCATGTTATTCTAGATTTTTCATATAATTTTACTTGTACACATTTATCATAATTAATTGAGACTAAATCCACACCATAATCACATCTATGTGGAATATTGTATTTTTTAACAATATCTGGTGATATATCTTCCCAAAGAATAAGATTTAATTTAAGAGCATATAATATTTCAAATATTTTATATTTTAGAAGTATTGTTTTATTAGATTGTATATTTTTAATATCATTAATATATTTATTTCTCCAAAAATGATATGGTAACATTTTATATATTATTATTAAATAATCAATTTTATTGATAAAAAAATAAATTAAATTATTTAATCGATATTTTCAATTATAATTAATCTTTTTAATAAATGTTGTCTATAATCTTTTTTCAATAATTTATTTGATAATAATTTTTTATATGGTTCACATACAAGATTTAAATTATTTTTACATTTTATCCAAAAACCACCTATGTTTGTATTATCATAAAATTTATAATTTGAATCTTCTTTAGGAATTTTATTATTTATTTTTATAAATAATAATAATTGTTCAATTTTATTTTTGATTATTATTATATTGCATTTATATGTTAAATATAAGTCATAATCATGTTTTAATAAATTATTAGTTAATAATTTACTATATGGTTTATCTTTTAAATTTTTAATACGTTTACAATACATCCAGAAAGTATACATATCAGTATTATCCTCAAATTTACATTTTGATTTTTTATCAGGAATTTCATTATTTTTTTTAACCATGTTAAGAAATTCATTAATTTTATTTTCAGTTTTAATATTAATTGAATATATTTCATAATTTTCTTTTAATAATTTATTTGTTAATAATTTATCATATGGATATTTGTTTATATAACATTTACTTTTACAAGTATACCAAAAATCATATATATATTTATCATTTGAAAATTTATGAATATTTTGTTTTGGAATTATATTATTTTTTTCTACAAACAATAATAATTCTTTAATTTTATTTTCAATTGGTAATTCACATTTTTTATTATTTAAATATCTTTGATAATTATCATTTAATGATTTATTGAGTAATAAAATATTATAAGGTTTTTTATATAAATCATATTTACGTCTACAATTTTTCCAAAAATTTAAAATAGAACTACCATTTGAAAATTTATATTTATTGTCATTAGGAACTATATTATTTTGTTTTACAAAAAATATTAATTCTTTAATTTTATCTGTAATTGTTAGATTTTTAGTTGATAATGATATTTTCTCATTATATTTCGTATTTATATATTTTTGATAATTATTTTTTAATAATTTATTTGATAATAAAATATTAAATGGTTCTTTAGATATATCATATCTATATTTACAAGATATCCAAAAATGTCCCATATTAGATCCATCAGTAAATCTAGTTTTAGTTTTTATATATGGTATTATGTTATTTTTTTCTACAAATGTTAAAAATTCTTTTATTTTGTTTTCAATTGTTAATTTAGGTATTAATTTTAAAAAATCTTTATTTGATGATTTAGTATAATTTTTATTTAATAAATGATATTTTCTTTTTTGAAAATTATTTATAATATGAACATTAGATATATCCATTTTATCTTCTTTTTGATAATCATTAAATAATAAATCATTTATTATTATTTTACTATATGGTTCGTTTTCTAATTTATCTTGATTTTTACATTTTATCCAAAATTTACCCATGTCATCATCATTTGAAAATTTATTAATATTTTGTTTAGGAATTACATTATTAATATCAACAAATGATATTAATTCATCTATTTTATCTTCAATTTGTAATACCATATTTATATATTCTTATATAAAATCAATTTTTATTATATAAATTGATATTGAAATATAAAATAATAAATTATGAATTCCAAAGAATTTAAAAATTATAATAAAAGATGTAGTATTATTGAAAGACTTATATTAGATAAATTTATATATGAAAATATAACATTTAAAAGAGATAATAAAACATTATATGTTGAAATAATCATTAATTTAAATTCTAAAGTGACAATATATCCATATAGTACTTTATATGAAATTTTTATAAATGTAAGTGAAATAATTGCAAATCGTACAACTGATTGTATACATTGTAATAAAAGAATTAATAAAAATGTATCTTGTCCATATTGTTTTAATGATTATTGTATTAATTGTTATATAAAATTATTTGAACGTGGAAAAGGAATAATTATTTGTCCAAAATGTCTTAAATTATCTGGATTTATAATTTCTGATCATATTTTAAAAACATCTATTGAAGAAATTATAAAACAGTTAGATTATTATAATAAAAATTGATTATAATTATATATTTAAAAAGTGTTTTTATTAATTTTTTTATTATTTATTATTAATAAAAGTTTCAATAAAAATAAAAAATAATAATAAAAACACTCTTTTTGCTAAACTTTTTCCCAAAACATACCTTTTTGCTGAAACTTTTTTCTAAAAAGTTTCTATTCAAAATGTCCATAATTATTTGAAATCATAACACCTGATTTAATTTCATAGAATTTCATATGTTTTACACATTCATCAGCATCCATATTAAACTCGTGCCAATTTTTATTGGTGAATAAAATTAAGTATGGATGTTTATTTTCGCTCTTAAATTTATTTATAGATTCATTAAATAACAATATTTCGTTAGTGAAATACTTTATTTTAAACTTTAAATCTTTATCTCTTAAATGTTTATACTTTTTAAACTTATTTATATATAATTGTATTAAATTTAAATATAATTTATCACCTTTTTCTCCAACATTATTATATTGTCTACATTTTTTATTTAATAAATTGAGTTTCTTATTAAATTTTTGTTTATATTCTGTATAATATTTTTGTGTAAGATCATAGTCATATAATTTCTTATAAAAATCATTTATAATAGTTACTAATCTATTAAACATATATATCAGTGAGAATTTCTGTTTAAAAATTTCAATAAATTTTTCTTTACTTAAATTAGTGATTATATCAATAATATTCACACTACTTGAATAAGATGCGGTATCTCTCACGGTCAATTTAACTAAAAACATTATTTTTAATATTTACATATAATAATCAATTTATATTAAAGAAACTTTTTGGGAAAAAGTTTCATCAAAAAAATATTTTTAAACTTTTCCCAAAACATACCTTTTTGCTGAAACTTTTTCCTAAAAAGTTTCTTTCTAAAAAATTTCTTTAATATAAATTGATTAATATATTAAAGTTTATAAATATGGACGTAATTATTCAAGGCGAAAAATTTTCATTAACTGAAAAACAATTAGAACATTTTGGTTATCTTTCAATGTTAAATACACATATTGAAAATGATACCATAAAAGTTGACAAAGAAGATGACATGGTAGTAGTTGACAATATTTCACCGATGTTAATGTTGTATTTATTAAATGAAAATAAATTTCAAGATGAATTAAAACAATTTAAAAAATTTATAGATTATAAAACTGACGAAGATTTAAAACAAGAAAAACATATGGAGGATATTGAAATATTAAAAAATAAATATAATAATA